CCTTGAATAGTTGACCAAGCAGAACCATTGTAAAATTTTAGTTCATTGTCAGTAGTATTAAAAAATAAATCTCCTTCATCTAATGAAGTAGTTGGATTACTTGATCCTATTCTATATCTAACTGCAAAAGTATTTACATCAGTAATATTTGCTGCTGTTGTATTAACATTTGAAATTGAACCAGCAACTGTTGTAACATTACTATCAATAGCAGCTACCGAACTTACATCTGTATCTATTGCAGCAACGCTTGATACATCAGATGTTATACCTGCAACAGCAGTAATATCAGATGAAATAGCGGCAACAGTTGTAACTTCAGTTGCCTTTGGAACTAATCTATGAAAAGTATAAGTATTAAGTGTTGAAGTTGTTTCAACAAGAACACCAAAACCAGCAGTTAAAACTGTAGAACCACATCCTGTGATAGTTACAGTAGATCCTCCAACTGTACCACCAGCAATAGTAACTGTTCCTCCACTTGGAGTTCTTGTAGTTGCCATTTCTTTAATGGATACAATTGTACCAGCACCATCATTTACATCTGGGTTTGTATTTGGAAAATTTGTTTCGCTTGATATTGGAAAAAATCCTCCAACATCATCTACTAAATCAATTACTCTAGCATCTATAGCAGCAGTAGTTGCAATAAAAGAATCTGAACCAGACCAAGTTTGACCTGAGTTAATTGTTTCAGAACTATCTTGTCTAAAATATAAACTATCACTTGCTGATGTAGTTAAGAATGTAACATCATCTGGCGTATGTCCTGATGCTTCAGCATTAGTTACAATAACTGCATCTGCAATTTTATCTATTGTAACAGCATCATTATTAATTTTAGCAGTAGTGATATTGCTATCTGCAATTTTTGCAGTCGTAACATTTGAATCAGCAATCTTAGCAGTTGTCACATTAGAGTCAGCAATCTTTGCAGTAGTGATTTGAGAATCAGCAATATGTTGTGTGTCTATAGATCCATCTACATAATGCTCACTATTAATACTATCGTCAGCTATTTTAGTTCCATCAATTGCATCAGCAGCAATTTTAGCTGTTGTGACATTTGAATCTGCTATCTTAGCTGTAGTTACATTACTATCAGCTATTTTTGCTGTGGTAATATTACTGTCTGCAACTTTTGCTGTAGTTACATTTGAGTTTGCAATTTTAGCAGTTGTGATTTGTGAGTCTGCAATATGAGCTGTGTCTATTGAACCATCTACATAATGTTCTGAATCTATACTATCATCTGCAATCTTACTTCCATTTACAGAGTCTGCACCAAGTTTAGCATTAGTTACAGCAGCATCATTTATCTTTGCAGTAGTAACAGCACTATCAGCAATTTTAATTGTAGTAACTGAACCATCTGCTAAAGTTGCAGTAGCAATAACACCAGTTGGTAAAGAATTATTTGTTTTTGATAAAGCACCAATATAAACATTAGTGATTGCTTCATTAGATAATGAACCACTATCCCAAGTTACATTAACAGTTGTGTTAGTTGAAAAAGTTGAAGAACTAATTGTTCCATAAATAGTTCCAGGTGTACTAGCTATTAATTTTATTCTTCTGCCTTCATGGTAAATTGGAGTTACATCAACACCAGCAATTGTAAAAGAAGTAGCTGATGCGTAAGCAGCAGTATAAGCTCCATCTCCATCTCCATATTCAACCCATTGAGAATCATTAAACCATTCTCTAGTATTTTTCATCAATGCTCTAATTGCATTGTTTAGATTAGAAGGTAACATCCCTTCTGCAACTGAAATACCATTTAAGTCTGTATTGTTTATTTGTGTTGTTGAATAATCTTTTATACCTGCCACTTTAATCTCCTATAAACCAAGCGTATGCTTTATTGTTTTCTTGGTTCTTTTCATTTACTAATGTGTTAATAGCTTCTTCAATTTGTCTTTGAAAGAACTCTTGAGTTTCAAAACTGTATCTAACATTATCTATATCACTTTTATCTGTCATCGCAACCCTCCTCTTGAGGCAACTAGATCAATTCCTTGAGCATCTTTCCAAACTCCACCACTAGGTATTTTTACATTAATTTTAACATACCTACCAGATTGTCTGACTGGATTTATTCCTGTAGAGTTCATACTAGCTAAACTAGACTCATTAGCGGTATCTGCTAATCTATCTCTAGTTTTAATAGTAACTGTAGCTGTTGCATCTACTATTGGTCTAATTCCTGTTATATTCGATCTTAGTCCAGGAAACAACTCTATTTCTGAAGTTTCTATTTCACCTTCATTTGCAGTACCTGAGAAAATTGCAGCTTTATAATTGTTATCTATTGCACCTAATAATAATTGTCCACCATTCCAAAAGTCAGTATCTAAAGCAATATTAATATTGTCTAAGTTTTCTGAAATAATATCCATTAGTTCAACTGTGTAAGCACCAACGAATTGTGAAAATATCGTACTTGCACTAGCTTCAGCAGTTGACCATTTTTGAGTAGCATAATTATAAATTAAAACTTTATCACAGATACCAGTTGTATTAGCAGTATCGGATGCACTTGGATATAACCATAAAGCTAATTGATTAAATGGATCTACAGCTGCACATATTCTATCACTAAATGCTTTGTTTAAATCTGTATCAAAAAATCTATTTACTTTTTCTGCACCAATTGAGATAACTTGATCTCCATTAATTTCAAAAAAACCATCATCAGCATAAAAGAATACTCTACGATTATCTTGACAAACTGTTCTTCCATATACAGCTCCTCTATTAGGTGAGATTACAGATAATCTAAATACTGTTGCACCACCAACATAGTCCATACGAACTATTTGGTTTTGTCTAAAAATATATGAAATCTCTCCAGAAGTTATATGAGTTATTTGTCCACCTGATCCTGGTAGGTCTTGCAAGTCTGATTGTTTAGTTCCAGATGCCCAAGTTGTAATATCATTTATTCCTGACCATTGTATTCTGTTAGAATTATTTGTGTGATTACCAGTTACTAAAAAATCTCTGATTACACCTGAAACTTTAAATGTTGGTACAGTACCTGATGTTGAAATAGAAGATAAATCTGCAAAGTTAGTTGATGTACCCATTAAATAATATTGAGGTGCATCTACACCATTACTTGCAATTACATAATTACCAAATTGTGTAAATGTCCAAAAGTCTGTATTACCACCTGTTAAAGATGATTTTCTTGATGTAAAAGCTCCACCATCTAATTGATATAAGTCTGTATTTGTTGCAACAAAATTAAATACAGTATTAGAGTTATCTCTAAATGAACCTGCACCTCTACTGTCAGCACTAATATTATTTGTTGAATAATTAACTAATGAAGGAAATCGTTTATAAGATTGTCTTGCAAAGTACACATTGTTAGCAACATTCGCACCAGGATTATTATGTTCTGGTTGGTCAGGTAGCCACTCTCCAAAGGGTATTTGCATTATTATCCTATTGGTTGTTATTTGTTATTGCAACAAAGTTATCGTTAAATGAACCTGCAACAGTTACATCCCCTCTTTGTTGTAATGGTGCATTTCCATATTGATCTTCTCTATCGTTTCTCTCTAATCTTTCCATAGCAGTTGCATACATTTGTTGCCATTGTTGAACTTGTCTTGGCTCAATACCACCTAAAAAATTAGCAGCATGATACAATGATCCATATAAATAAATAGCTGGATGATTAGTTAAAATATAATTAGATGTATTTGAATCAGATAAAGCATCAAATTCTTTGAAGTAATTAATAACTCCTGTGTAAGATGCAGATGGACTTGGTGCAAATCTAAAATTATCTCCAAGTATTGTAAATGTGCTTGGCATACCAGATGTTGAACCGCCTTTTATTTGATCCATTTGTGCAGGAGTAATATATTTTAGTGCATACTTAGTACCACCTTGTAAAATATAAAAATCTCTTACTTGTAAAAAGCCAGTTGGTAAAGCTACTGTTTCAGAATCAATAGTAAAAGAACTATTTGTTTCATTCATTTTTCTAATTCTTAATTTAGAATTAAAATCTTTTTCAGTAAGAACTATAAAATCTTCTGATATTTCTGATGTTAAATCTGATCTGTTTAACCAGTTAGCAATTGATGTTTTTAAATCTGAATATGTTGCTAGTGCCATTATAATTTTCCTTCAGCAGTTCTAAAATATCTAAATTCGCTGCTATTTAATTTTTTCTTTAATATTTTTTTTTGAACTTCTGGTGGTAGTCCAAACCAATTACTATCACCATTATACTCATTTGCCCAGACACTTAAAGCAATAGTTGGAATACTGGCTACTCTTTTCAAATCTCTTGATTTAGAATAGCCATCATTCATATTTAGCAATTCTTTATTATGCTTTAGGTGTGAATCAATATTAACTTCTTCTTTAACTGCAATTTTACCTTCCATGTCATCTTTCATGTAAGTTGTTTTTTGCAATCCATCTAAAATTATATCTTTTTTCATTTGCCTTGACCTTTGTATCTTTTTTGTTTCTTCTGTCTTTTCTCTGATTTATTCAAAGATTTCTTGTGTTGTCTTGCACCTCTTTTTTTAGGCTTATCTCTTGGTATAAAATGGGTAAACTTT